AAAGAGTTCAATTGTATAACTTTTGCCGAGTGGGGGGCTCGGCATGGTAAGAAAATAACCCCCCCAAACAAGGATGGTGAGATTGCCAAGTTCGAAAAAGAAGTAGAATTTCTTAAGCGTAAAAGCAATTACATCCCCGAGATAGGTTGTCGTCTAGGCGCTCTAGATCGAGGCTCTATTGTCAAGAGTCTTAAAGCTAACCTTCAGTCTAGCTCTGCTTCCCCGCGTGAGATAGCTCTTTCCTGCTTGGAAGGTGCTGCTCATGAGGCCTTTGCCTATGGGAGAGAAGAGTATGAAGATTGGATGGAGAAGCTGAAGATTGTTGCTGAGGGAGCTCAAATCAGGTGCCCAATACTTGACATCTCGTTTGATGAGCGAGTTGAAAAGTGGCATCATGATTATTCTTAATCATCCGCCCTCTTGGAGGAGACTATACCCTGTCACTAATACCGAACAACCACGCATTCCGGAAATAATAGAGTGGATTTGTGTCCTAGCAGAGGACTATTTTCTGTTACGGTTAGGAAAACCGGTGTCGAACAAGATGTATGACATTATGTTCGATTTATATATGATGGATCCCTTCGAAATCACTGATGAATTGGAGGAATTCGTTTACTGGATGACTCTGGAGGAGGCCACACAGGTCTTAGGGCATATACCCCCTTCAGGTTGTCTTCGCGAGTATATTACCAATCTCGCACCTTATGGGTCGTTAGACCAAAGCTCTTTAAATGCAGAGTTGGAATCACTGGCTGCGGAAATCCTGCCACAGGCCGAGGTCCAAGAGACAGTGAAATTCCTTGATGGTGCTGATGAAGTACAGCACGACGCAGGAGGACAAATGGATAGCATACGTATGATGGGAGTGGATTCCACCACACCGTTAGGCGAATTCTTTTCTCGTCCTGTCACAATTTATTCCCAGGCGTGGGATTTGGATGCTAAAGTCAATACTTCTATTCTACCATGGACTACTTTGAACACTAAGCGTTTTGGTAACAAATTGAATAATTATTCTTTGTTCCAAGGCAATATGCATATCAAGATAGTTGTTAACGGAACTCCTTTCCATTACGGGAGGATGCTTGCGTCTTACACTCCAATGATAGGATATGACGAGCTCACTCAAAATTTATTTATCTTCAACCCCGCTTCAGATTTAGCGGCTGTGTCTCTTTCCCAGAGACAAAATCTCTACATAGATCCTTGTACTTGTCAGGGAGGAGAGATGGTCGTTCCATTTATGTGGTGGAAGAACGCTTTTGACACAGCGGATAAGAACGGTGGAGACACCGATTTTACCGATGCTGGTGTGTTACATTTGAAGACAATAAATGAGCTTAAGCATGCCAATGGAGGAACCGATGGTGCACATTTGATGGTGTATGCATGGTTCTCCAATGTACAGATTGGTGTACCTACTACGACCAATATTGCGGATTTGATTCCGCAAGCTTCTAGTGAGAGCACACCAACAAGCGGCAAAGGGGAGTATAATCCAACAGGTATCATATCTCGACCAGCTGCTGCTTTGTCTTCCATGATGGGTAAATTATCTAATATACCCACCATAGGGAAATATGCAACAGCCACCTCTATAGGTGCAGATGCTATAGGTCGTATGGCTAATCTATTTGGTTTCAGTAGACCTGTTATGCTCGAGACTTCGAGATACAGACCTGACACCAAGGGAAATATGGCAGTTACCAATGCTCCAGATGATTGTGTGAAGCTAAGCGTAGACCTCAAACAAGAGACTTCTGTTGACCCGGCTATTTTTGGCTTGGGCCCAGAGGATGAGATGTCCATAGCTTATGTAGCTGGACGAGAGAGTTATTTTACGCAGTTCGCGTGGGACGACGGACAACTACAAGAATCGCTTCTGTGGAATTGTGTTGTCGATCCTTATCTGGCTAGAACTGGAGATGATGCTCTAGGTGTGGACACTGCCGTTGCTATGACTTCCGTAGGTTTCGTGTCTAGCATGTTTTCATATTGGAGAGGTACGCTGAAGTTTCGATTTCAAGTGGTTTGTTCTGCTTATCATAGAGGTCGACTCAAGATTGTGTACGATCCTAACGGTACTCCTACAAATAGTCCTCCAGACGATTATGCGGAGACATCTACAGCTTTCTCGACTATTGTCGATATTAGCGAATCTACTGATTTTGAGATTGAATGCGCTTGGGGCAGAGGATCTTCTTACAGAAGAATTGGTACTTGGGAAGACAATTTTGACGTGGATTCCATAGGTCCTGCTGGACCTGTCTTCTACGAGCCTGCTATTGATAACTACGGGAACGGGACCATTGCTGTCTATGTCGTAAATGACTTGACTTGCCCCGGAGATACTGTTAGTGTTAACGTCAATGTCTTTGTCTCTGCAGGAGATGATTTTGAGGTTGCAGGTCCTACAGCCGAGAAGATTCAATCTTTAAGGCTTAATACCTACAACACTGTCAGCGCTCCTGCTCTTCTCGCGGAATCTGATGAGAGTCCTGATTGGGATCATGCTACCCTCAATAAACTCAAGGACATTAGGAATAAGCCCAAGAAGGTACCTACGTCTCAAGAGTTCGATGGGAATCGTGACTCCAAAGGACGCGAAAAGCGGATAAATAGATATGGAGTTAGATCCATAATTATGCCAGAGGCGGAGATAAGCAATGAAGCTACCACTAATCCTAACGTGCCTGAAGACGC